GGTCCGCGCGCGTGGGGGTGGGGGGTGAATGCGAGTTAGGGATAGCGGCGGGTGGACGGTTTGATATCATCGAGCGTGATGCGCTCGAGGAGTTTCTTGCGCGAGGTGGCCTGCCGAGATTTTGCAGCATTTGCCGCAAAGCGCTGGATGAAGGTCTGCAGCTCCTTGATCTTCTCCTCTTTCTTCTTGTTCGCATCTTTTGCCATCTGCAGGGCAAGCTGGCTGGACTGGTACCAGAAGTCGTAGTTGCCGGCGTAGAGCGAGATCTTGCCGAAGTCCACGTCGCAGATATAGGTGCAGACCTGGTTGAGGAAGTGACGATCATGCGAGACAACGATGACCGTGTTTGGAAAGTCTGCGAGAAAGTTCTCGAGCCAGTTGATCGAGGAGACGTCAAGATGGTTCGTCGGCTCATCGAGGAGCAGGATGTCAGGCGAGCCGAAGAGTGCCTGTGCGAGCAGGACACGCACTTTCTCAGAGGGCGAGATCTCATTCATCTTGAGGTGGTGCTTCGCGTCCGGCACACCGAGACCGTTGAGCAGATGTGCCGCCTCTGTCTCGGCGTTCCAGCCGTCGAGCTCGGCGAACTCTGCCTCGAGCTCGGAGGCGCGCATTCCGTCCTCGTCGGAGAAATCCGGCTTTTCATAGAGCGCATCCTTCTCATCCATGATCTCCACGAGGCGCGGATGTCCCATGATGACCGTACGCAGGACCTCGACCTCGTCGAAGGCATAGTGATCCTGCTGGAGGACGGCGAGACGCTCGCCCGGCGTAATGTCCACAATGCCGCCCGTCGGCTCGATATCGCCGGACAGAAGCTTGAGGAAGGTGGATTTTCCCGCGCCGTTCGCGCCGATGATGCCGTAGCAGTTGCCGGGGGTGAACTTCAGATTGACATCCTTATAGAGGACGCGTTTGCCGAATTGCAGACTCAGATTGTTGACGGTGATCATCTTTCCGTTCTCCTTCTCTATTTACGCAGGATTGCGCGGAACATCGACAGGATGCTCTGTCCGTATGAGTCGCCGGGAACTGCCCAGCGGCCGTTGAGATCCTGCCAGTTCCCGAGGGTAATGGTGCCGTAGACATTGCGTACGAGATTATATCTGGGGTCAACGACGGGGCGTACGGGTCTGCGCGTTGAGGCATAGGCGAGCAGATGTTGGATATGAGCGCGCACACCGATTTGTGAGGTGGCGAAGTAGGCCCCCTTGATCTCCGTGCTCGTTGTGCCGAGCCCGCAGTAGTTGTTCTGATCGGGCGTTACCGTTCCGCCGTAACGAAAGAAGCCGGTTTCCTTGAGCGCCTGTGCAAATGCCACGTCGGGACGGATGCCCTCGCGCGCACCCTCCTCGTAGTAGTAGGCGACGAGTTCACGCGGTGAAACGGAGATCGCCGGATGCGGGTTCACACTGAGCAGATAGCTCACGCATTGTTCCTGACTCGCAAGGGGGGTGCCGATGATGGCCGTGTCATACTCAGAGAGCGTCTTTGGAACGCTGAAGGGAGAATCGTCCTCCCGCACAGGTGCATTGATCTCGTTCGCGTTTTTCATGAGTGCATCGATCCGCGCACGGAAATCATTGTTTTTAGGGGCGTTTGTCGTGCGCTCCGTACGAATCTTCGTCGCTTTATCCGGATCATGCACGCGGCGCGCCTCGCCGGATGCCGACGTCAGAATAAAGACAGCCAGAGCTGCGGCAAGAGCGCCGCGCAGAACAATAACCTTTTGCAAGAGATGAACCTCCCAGATTTGTGTTTATGTTGTCCATTTCAGCAGGGCAAGCACAGTGAGCAGCATTGCCAGTTCCCATGTGCCGCGTGCAATGCGGCGGCGCTCGCCGCATACTGCCGTGAGAAGCACCCAGGTGAGAAGTGCAGCTGTGAGCCCTGTCTTGATATCGTATGCTGCGAGCAGAAAGGCCGCAATGACCGCACTCTCACGCAATGTGAGCGGCTCATGCAGACTGCTTAGAACTGCAAGCGCGCGCAGGAGCAGCATCAGACCGAGAACAGCGAGCGCAACAGCAGGTGCCGCAGGGAACTCTGAGACTGCCTGCAGAAGCGGAGCGCAGGGCAGCAGCAGGAAGAGAAACAGAGAGAATATCCAGGCCGTCAGAGGAATGCCGCAGAGATACGGCGCTCCTTCACGTGCGGGAAGAACAGCGGAGATGGGGGCAATGCTCAGCGGCAAGGATCCGATCAGCGCACCAAAACCACTGACGGCAAAGAGCCGTGAGAGTGTTCCCTGCTCTGTGCGGAGATCTTCTGCATCCGTACGCGCCGAGAGTACGACTGTGCTTTCGACTGCAAGTGTGAACAGGAGCGTCAGTCCAAGAGCAGCGGCCGGAAGAAAATCACCTGCGCCCGGTGCTGTCAGGACAAATGCCGTGGTCAGTATATCCGGTTGGAGAAACGGCGCTGCAGGAATCTCCCAAAAACCTTCCGCCCATGTGAGGACAGTGACAATTCCCATTCCGAGCGGCAGAGCAAAGCGCACGCGCATTGCATGCAGGAGAAGAACCAGCAGGACGCCGATCAGTGTGTAGTAAGTCAGCGGATCGGAGAGTGTGCCTCCCATAGTCAGTGCCCACGGGGAAGGCAGCAGGATACGTGCGTAGAGGGCCGCTGTTATCAGCATCGTAAGTCCCAGACCAAAGATGAGCCCCGTCCGTATGATCGGAGGAAGCGACGCCTGGAGTGCAGCTGCGTATTTTGTGCGTGTGAGCAGAGCTCCTGAGAAGGAGACGAGCGCAGCGATGCCGAGCAGTTCCTGCCACGCAATGCCGCGTGCGATGATCTCCTCATAGACCAACCATGCCGTAATGGACGGAGAGGGGAACGCAATCAGCGTCCTTCCGCCGCGCGAAGCCATGAGCGTTCCAATGACACAGGCAACAATGCCGCATGGATACGCCGCCGTGAACGGCATGCCTGCGCGCGCGAGTAGCGATGCAGTCAGAACGAGAGCGAGGGCGGCGACGAAGACCAATATAAAAGCATCGCAGAGTGGCGCATACAGAACTCTCTTCTCACTGTTCATGCCTGTCCTCCCGCGATATCTCAAAACATTTTTATTCTATCACAAAACAAGTAATTGATAAAGAGGCCCTTTTATTTCAAGGCTTTAGAGAAAGATAAAGTGTATTTGTCTACAACTTGTCTACAAAATTACTTGCCTACAATATCCCCAAAGATGCGAGCAGTCTCCTGCATCATATCCTCTGTGTCGTGTGCATAGAGGTTTTGCGTGATGTTCGCGTTGGCATGTCCAAGGCGAGCTGCGACATCAACCGGCTTTGCCCCCGCCTCAATCAGCTTCGTTGCGTGGGTATGACGAAAACTGTGCGGATTGAGCCCTGACTTTCGCAAAACAAGCGTGACGGATGTGTGATGGAGTGGGACCCCATTCGGACGGATACAGACGAGAGAACGGCGCAGGAGGTAATCCGGTGCAGGAAGTTTCTTCGGGAGAAGAACCAGAGCCCGATCATCGCGTGAATCCTCGTAGGCCAGTTGATAAGCTTGCCCGAAACGCATCTGGTGCTCTGCTTGCTCAGCGCGAAGCGCGCGGAGGTAGGAAATAAAAGATGCGTCTGCATAGAATACACGCGCGCTGCTCTCTGTTTTCGGCGTATCAAAATAGCCCGCCTCGAATCGCTGACGTGAGACACAAATCTTACCTGTGTTCAGGTCGATATCCTCCCATGTCAGCCCTAGTGTTTCGCTGATGCGCATTCCCGTGTGATACATGATCTTGATGGCGGGGTAGCAGGTCGCAGCTTTGGGGATGGCGGCAAACTGCTCCGGTGTTATGATCACGCGTTTTGTCACCTTGCGCGGCGCACAGCGGGGGATAGGGATATTCGTCGCCGGATTGACAGCAATGAGCTCTGCCGGATAGACGGCATACTTCAGCGCAGCAGACAGTACAGACTTCGCCTGTATGATCGTTCCGGCAGCAAAACCTTTATTTGCAAGTTCCTGCACCCACGCAGCAACATCGCGTGGGCAAAGGTCTTGTAAAAAGATACCTCCCAAACGGGGAAGAACACGGAGCTTTATTGCGCAGGAATAGTTTTGATATGTCGTCCGCTTCACGTTCGGGCGCACGACATTCTCAAGCCATGAGGCGAGGTAGTCCCGCAGCTTCACCTTCTCAGATGTGATACCGATGTTGCCGGACTTCCAGTCCGCATAGGCTTTTACACCTGCTTCATATGCTTCATCTTCGGTGGCATAGCCTCCTTTCTCTTTCATGCGGCGTGGGTTCTTGGACGTATCGAAGCTGTACGAGTACGTCTTTCCGCGCTTTCTGATTCTGATCTTGGACATAAATAAAACCTCCTTGAAAGGGGAGGCGAATCATGGTAATATGTAGGTGCAATAGGGCATGATTCGCTTCATGTCTGCCGCTCTCTCTGTTGACGCAGAGGGGGCGGTTTTTATGTGGGAAGAAATCGCGATATTTTCCCACTTGGAAATCTAACTAGGAAGAAATTGCAGATTTTTCCATCTTATTTGGACTGTCATCTTTTAGGGGGTCTATAACCTGCCTCTCGTGCCTCACGCTCTGTGAAAAACCACTGTGACACATGCTTCGTGCGATTATAATACGTGCTGCCGGGGATGTGGTATATCCTGCCATTCTTGCCGACATGGCCTTTGATTCCTTCACCATTGGGGCCATTGCCATAATACATCTTTTCTGTCGGCGCTGATTGTGCCGGCGGGGATGCTGCTGTGACTGCCGGCGCAGGTGGCGGCGCCGCTTCCTCGACAGGGGCTTTTGGCTCCTCTTTTGTAACTACAGGAGGATTCTCTGCCTCTGGTTGAGTTGTTGTTTCTGTCACGGCTGCAGGTTGCTGTGCAGTTTCTTTTTGTTTCCCGTGAGAACCAAAGCACGATCCGATGATCAGCAAAAGGACAAGGAGGATGATAGTTCCGCATCCGAGCAAACAACCTTTTGCCTGTTTCTCAGTGACTTGTGGCTTTTCTGGTGCAGGTGGGGGAGTGGTTTCAGCTGGTGCAGAATCGCTTTCCGGCTCGATTGGGTTAGCCGAAGCTTCTTCTTGAATCAGTGGTGTACGGCATTTTGGGCAAGCATCCCACTGCTTGCGCATCCTATGCCCGCAGTATGGACATACCGACATCCTTGCCATGAAGATACCTCCCTGTGATCTTCTGTGTTAGTTCGTGTATGTGTTGTGTTTGTCTTATTGATATGCATAGTAAGATAAGACAATGATGATATATATGATCATAATATAATGAACGATAATCAATCTTTTTATGCGGGTATGATCTTCTTTGTTGTTGCCCGTAACATTTTTACCAGTTGGCCAAGGTGTGTTGATGGTAAATGATATGTTTGATAAATGTATTTCCAAGAAATAGGCGATAAAGAAAATAACGGGGGCGAAAAAGATTACTTCTGAGGAGTAAAATTTACCAACAGCTAAAAGTGACATCATCATAAAAAAATATGGCAAAGCCATGTAGCTGAAGATAGCAGGAACAAACAGCATAGATAGCAAAAAGAATAAAGCAAAAAAGGCAATAAATGCGCTCTCCACATAATCACCCCATCAACGTATTGATCTCATTTTTGCACCTCATTGAACTCGTCACCGTTATTCCAACCAGGACCACGTTCTTTTAATCCAATGTCACCGTCCTTATTTTTTTGTCTCCAACGATTTTCGATTGCTTCTTGCTTTTCCTCACGGGACATAGATGGATCTGTAATTGGTTTTGGACGAGAATTTGTTACAGTGCGGTTATCGACCGGTGGCTTGGGTTGTTCCTTTGTTGCATAGAATCCAATGAAGGATAGTATGCAAATCAGAGAAATGATGAAGATTCGTTTGAGATAGGGGCGGCTTTGGACGAATCTAATCAACTGCTTTAGATATGGTTTGACTACATGAAGTACAGATTTAAGTATGAGGAATGTAACAATAAGAAGCGAGCATATAGCGACGACAAGAAACATCTGACTCATGGTAAATAACTCCCTAATTGAACCCTGCACACTTTAATTCAATCAATAAAACTAAGGATGCCAACCTTCAACGAGGAAACGACTTACATAATATTCGTCCAAATCGTAGCGATAAGACATGAGCCGCTCGGCAAATTCGTTTGCCTCATCTTCTATCCGGCTACTGGAAAAAGAAACGATATGCATGGAGAATGCAGCATACCCCGGATGGCAAATGACATGACCGAGCTCGTGGCAGAGCACCGCCGCTTGTTGCCATTCTGTGAGATTTTCGTTGATCATGATCAGCTTGCGGCGCAAGATTCTTTTCCAGAATCCATTGACGGTCATGGGAAGATCAGCAAAAAGTACGACACAGTTGAGCTCTTTGGCTAGCCGATACGGGTCTGACGTATCGTATTTTTCCACTAGATTTCTCACGCGCAAAGGGATGTTCAGAGACAACAAACACACCTCCCTACATTTCTTTCGTTCCCTTACTTCTTGCGTTTGTTCATCTCTTTTATATCCCAGAAGGCAAGCTCAAGTGCTTTCCTTACTCTTTCTTTGTCCTCTGCGTTCAAAACTACACCGTTATATGTAAGTTCATCGTCCTCAAGAACTTTTTCGAGCTGGCGACGTGTGCGTGCGTCAATCTTTTGTCCAGTGGGGGTAGTAAGAGAATCTGAATTACCAAGCAGATAGTCTATGGAAACCTTAAAAAAAGAAGAAAGTTCCTTTAGTTTTCGGACAGGACGATTTTCACCATTTTCATATTTTAGATATGTAACACGCCCTACACCTATAGCCTTCGCTACTTCTTCCTGTGATAAGCCTTTTGCCTCACGTAACTCTCGCAATCGTTTTCCAGTATTCATCATTTCACCTGCCTCTAAAAGTGATTGTTCATAACGTAATTATACATTACAAAAAGAGAATATAAAATACGTTATTTTAAATTACATTTTGCTTGACAAGTTATTTTACATAACGTATAATCAGTAATGTAATGAAAGATAACTCGTCGACTTGAGAGGAGGGATATAGTGGAAGGACTGAAAGCCGCCCGTTTGAGTAAAGGTTTAACTCAACTAGAATTAGCTCAAAAAGTTGGAGTGGTTCGTGAGACCGTTTCACTTTGGGAGAGCGGAACAAATCGAGTTAATTCAGAAATGCTTGTCCGCCTTTCTGAAGTTTTGGGGTGTAGTGTAGATTTTTTGTGCAAAAAGACGTTATGAAACAGAACGTTGAACAAATCCATATCTCATCGAGAGGCAAAGGAGGTGAGAGGATGAGCGATTACCTGAAACACCGTATCGGTGTGACATGGGATGCGAACGAGCCCGCGCAAAAGACATTGCAGGATATCAAATTTCTGCTTGTGGAAACCAGAGTTTGGCAGACGGATGAGGATCAGTTCCTTCGCCGGATGATTCGCGAATCAGAGGTGAAACGGGAACTGGATTGGAAAAAACTTATTTTCGTTTCTGGCGTAGGGGGATTTATCTGGGTTGGCATCTGGATAATACTTGCGCAGCTTTTCGGGGTCATCTCTATAAGCGTACCAACACAGGAGTTTATGGGCTTCTGAGGCAAAGCGAATTGCTTCTTCTATAGAGTCCTCGGGATAACCGATTACCTCTGGGCATTCGGTAAAGGTTGCCTTCATTGCTTTCATTTTTGTGAAGTGTTCAAAGACGATCCCAAACTCGTCTGTTGTGAATGCTGCAAGTTGGTATTTGAGGGTTTCCCATTCTTTGAAGTCATCTTGTGTTCGCAACCAATAGGAGAGATCGGCAACAGGGATTTTGGTCAACCAAAACAGATGGCGGTTCGCTTCATGTAAGAGAATACGACAGTTCACTTTGAGGCGGTTGCGTTGCTCTTTGCGGTCTTTGTAATAGGTGAGCAGGAACGCAAGAAATGAGCCGAGGAGGCCAGAGAAAATGACAATCATGTGGACAACTCCTTTCAGGGGTATTGTACCACGGGAGAAACAAACGTAAAAGCCGAAACGGGCGCAAGCCCGTCCGCAGGGAATGACCTCCCTGTGCTGATGATGGCAGGTCACGTCCCGCCGATTGAGGCGAATCATGGTAGATAGCAAAGATGGCGGGGCGTTTCCTCATAGATAGGAGGTGAAGATATGCCAAGGAAAGCAGCGGATGCAGCGACGCTCGACATCGTGAAAGTGCTCACGGATGCAGTCGAGCGAATCGCTGCTGAGAAGGTGGCAACACAGTCAGAGGCGGTGACGCAGCGCATCATCGAGCAGCTGCCGGAGGTTGTCTATCTGCCTCCGAAACCTGCGGAAGTACCGCAGGAACGTCTGCTGAGTGTCGGGGAGGTCGCAGAGATCCTCGGATGCTCGACGGCGACTGTTGCCAAGCGGTTCGAGAGCGGTGATCTGGCATTTGTGCTCGAGCGCGGCTCGGAGAATCGCAAAGTCCCGTATTCGTGGGTTGTGGAGTACATTCACTCTCTCCCACGCTATACGGGGAAACTGAAAGAGAGGAGGAAACAGAATGCGTGAGTTTTGGAAGTCAATCCTCGTTGGCGGCGCGAAAGCTGTCGGATGAGGAAAGCGCGGCCGTCCGCGCGAGGTGATTGGTCTCGTGAAATAGGAGGCAAGAACATGAGAAGAAAGATGATTGGGATCCTTGTTTGGGCGCTTGGCAAGCTGAGCAAGGAATATTTGGTGGCCATTTCTGATGGCGGGGATGAGAGAGAATTCATGGAGAAAGGAGACAGCAGTAACCTGCATCTGCTTTCGATCGAACATGTAGTCCTTACTGCCAAGCGGATGGAGGATGCAAAGATGGAAATCATATTTGCATCTGATCTGCTGGCAAGTATAGCGAAGAATTTCGACGAGGAGAGAGACGAATGGAGGTCGCGGAGTGAAGCATGAGTTTTGGAAATCAATTCTGATTGGCGGAGCGTTCGTCACGGTGGCAGCACTCTGTTCTGGGGCGTGTAACCCCTGGGATGATGGCGGGGCGGTGCTCGTCGAGGAAGTCTACGTCGTCCGCCCCGGAGATACGCTCTGGGACATCGCGGAAACATACTGCTCGAAGAACACCGGCACGCGCCGATACATCTTGGAATACAAGAGCGGCATCGAGGAGCTCAACCCTTGGCTCCTCGAAAGAAAAGGGATGATCTACCCGGGAGATCAGTTGACACTGACGTACTGGGTAAAGAATGAGGAGGAGAAGAAATGAAAATGGAAAATACTCCCGCATCTGGTTGTGTATCCTAGTGATCTTGCTGGCAATGTCGAGTATCAAGTGTATCGCCTTATTGACCCGCATAAGGAAGATTGCCACGGAAACAGAGAATACGATGGTGGTCTTATTGCAAACAAAGCGGAAGCGCAGGAACGCGCGGATGAGCTAAACGCAAAAGAAGAAGGAGTGTATGACTATGGAAAATGAAAAGTCGACAGAGAATCAGGTTCTTTCGGGAAAAATCGGCGGGTACAACCCCGATTACAACAATTTTGTATGCCCGGGAGAACTCACGGTGCAGATCACGCTGAATGAATATCGGAAACTGATTGAGGAAAACGCGACTGCACAGCATAGAATTGACAAGGCTGATATGGAGCGCATCGAAAAGCGGAGAGAAGCAGATCAGCTCAAGAAAGAGAACGCCGAGCTGAAAGATAAGATTATCCAGCTTGCAGGCGGCAAAACGACACAGGATGCACCCGAGGAAGATGAAGATGTGTAAAGAAAAAGCGCCCACAGCGGCGGCAACCGCACAGGGCGCAAAGAAATAAGTTTTTCACCGTGAGTATATCACGGATGAGGAGGAATAGCAAACATGAGATACAGGGTAAATTTCCGTATTGAGGGGGCTGTCGAGGTAACAGCCTCATCTGAGGAGGAGGCAGAGGAGATCGTCGAGGATATGGAGCGTGGCGATCTGTTCAAGGCGTTTGATTTCGACGAACAGGAATTTTCGGCGGCAGCGTATGAGATAGATGAGGAGGAGTAGAGATGAGGATTCCGAAGCGGCTTCCCGAGGGTCTGAAAGCCCTCGTGGAGCTTGAGGAAGCGTTTGGGAGGCTGACACTCCTCTCGGCGGAAATGCGTCGCTATCAGGGGACGGCGCACATCGAGCTGACCTACATTGACAAGGATAGTTTTTCCGGCGATGCACTTGTGACGATTGATTCTGCGCTCAGTTACAACAAGTACGAGCGCAAGGTCAAGGAGCACGCACAGGCACACCGACGCAATATCAACGTATTCAGGAAGGCGGTATTGGCATCATGAGCGAACAGATTGCGGCGTACGGGACGGAGAAGGAACGTTTCACAGTAACGGATGAGGCAAGCGCGGAGTGGTGCCTTGAGAAGATGGAGGAGAACGAGAAGGCACGCGCGCTGATTGAGGAGCAGTACAAGCGCATGATCGCCCGTCATGAGAAGTGGCGCGAAGAGGCGCTTGCAGAGCTTGACAATAGCGACGCCTATCTCAAGGGGCTCCTCCTGCCGTGGGCACAGGAGAAGGCCGCGGACGGTAAAAAGAAGTCGTTGAAGCTACCGTCAGGGCGTATCGGCTTCCGTGCGGGAAGTACGTCATATATGATTGGCGAGGATAAGGTGACGGCGACGCATCCGAAGCTTCTTGCGTTCGTCAAAGAAAATTATGCCGCCTTCATCAAAGTCGAAGAATCAGTACGCTGGGGCGATTTTAAAAAGACGCTTCACGTGGCGAAGGACGGGCAAGTGGTGACGGAATACGGCGAAGTTATCCCGGATATGCAGGCCGTACAGGGCGAGCCGAGCTTCTATGTGGAGGTAGGATCATGAGCAGAGCAATTTTGGTGTACGGGGAGAGCGGGAGCGGCAAGACAACATCGCTGCGTACGCTTGACCCCGACCGCACATTTATCGTTGACGCTGACCGCAAGGGGCTCTCGTGGAAGGGGTGGAAGAAGCAGTACAACGGCACAAAAAAGAACTACACGCAGACCTCAAGCGTCCCGACCATTGAAGCTATCTATCAGAAGATGCAGGGAGAATGGGCAGATAAGTTCGACACGCTCGTTATTGATGGGCTTACCACAATCATGGTGGATGATGAGATGCGCAGGGCGAAGGAACGCGGATTCGATAAGTTTGTCGATCTCGCGCAATGCGTCTGGAACATCATCTCGGACGCGCATCTCCTGCGGGAGAATCTGACCGTAGTCTTTATCGCACACTCCATTACAGAGCATGACGAAAGCGGCTACCAGTGGACACACGTAAAGACCGGTGGACGCAAGCTCGACAAGATTGTGCTCGAATCCAAATTCACGACGGTACTCTGGGCAAAGGCTCTGGACGGTCGGCACGTCTTTGTGACACAGGCAGATCACTCTACAGCGAAAAGCCCGATGGATTGTTTCGATAAGGAGATCCCAAACGATATGGCTGCGGTCATCGCGGCGTTGAAGAAGTATGAGGAGGAGGAGGATGGCGAAACGGAAGTCAAAGCGACCTAAGCGCATCATTTATCGTATTTGGAACGCTGCTCAGAAGGCGTGGCAGTTTCCGAGCATTATTGCTGCGAATGAGGTAGAGGCGCAAAAACGGTTGTTCAAGAAAATTGGATATGATGCCCTGAAATGGCGCTTTCGTATTCGACCGTGGGTGCGTCTAAATCCGCAGACGAAAACGTTTCAACCTGCATTTCCGAAATATGTATGCGGGTTTGAGGAGAATGCAGACGGCTTTGAAATTATGGCACCCCGTCACAAGGACAAGGTGTTTAAGCTGATGCAGACGCTTGTTGAGAAAGATGCTGAATGGGAACATCGGCAAAGGATGAAACAGGAGGAGAATTGATATGATGCAGAAACCGAGTGACTGGGATACGACAGCCGCCGTAACAGGGGAATACATTCCTCTGCCGCCGGGGGGCTATGAGTGCCGTATCGTGAAGGTGCAGCTGGGAGAGGCAAAGAGCGGCGCAGAGATGCTGACGATTGCCTTTGACATCGAGAGTGGCCCGTATGCGGGCTACTACCGCAAGCAATATGATGTGCGTAAGGTGGGAAACGCCGAGGCAAAATGGGGCGGCATGTACTACCAGCTTACGGCTGGCGAACAGCAGGGGCGGTTTAAGGGGATGCTCCAGAACATCGAGAAGTCCAATCCGGGCTATACATGGAACTGGGATGAGCAGAGCCTTGTCGGCAAACTCTTCGGCGGCAAGTTTCGTGAAGAGGAGTATACCTACAACGGAAAGATTTACACCTCGACAAAGTGCATTTCTATCCTTCCGATTGAGGGCATCGAGGCGATCACTCCGCCGGAGAAGAAACGCATCGAGACAGAGACGCACGGGGGATATGCCGTTGATGATGACGACATTCCGTTCTGATGGTTCTTCTCGGTGAGGTCATGGAGGAGCGGGACGATGGACTTACGGTCTTTGTCCCGTTTCCTCATGGCAAAAAGAGACCAGAGGGGTATCAACCTACCGTCGGTGTGGAATTTGTTGACGAGCGGCACATATCCGCCGATCAGCGAAAGAAAGCCTATGTGCTGATCTCCTACATCGCTGCATGGTGGGGATATACCCCGCTGGAGTGCATGAAAGAGATGCTAAAGCTCATGTTCATCGGTGAGACAGAGACACTGCGAAGGACATTCTCGCTGTCTGATTGCGATATGACGACTGCGCGGCTGTTCATCACGTATCTCATAGATTTCTGCCTGTTGCATGGCGTTGACGTAGGAGAGCCGCTGTATCAGTTCTCAGAGGACATTCCACGCTATGTGTGGGCGTGTCTGATGAATAAGCGATGCGCGGTGTGTGGGAGGAAAGCGGACCTGCATCACTGCAACGGCGGTATCGTCGGAATGGGGAACAATCGGGCGCGTATCAACCACATTGGACGCCCCGCGCTCCCACTATGTCGAAAGCATCACAATCTCTGCCACAACATGGGAGAGACGGATTTTCTCAAACGGTACATGCTCGAGCCCGTGAAGATTGATGAGCGGGTTGCAGATGTGTACCGGCTCAATCGTAAATCCCGTAAAAACGCATAGAAAGGAGGACGCGGCATGGACTACATTCGACAGCTCAACACATTTCTAACCATGAGTGCGGGGAACCTCCCCGGCACCCCTTTCACTGTTTACATGAGACTATTTCAGATTGCCAACATGAGAGGCTGGCCGGAGTGCTTTCCCGCATCAGACGCAGAAATCTGTTTGATGACTGGAATACGGAATAAGAAGACCATAGCGGAAGCGCGGCGCGTTCTCGAACAAGCGGGGTACATAAAAACCATTCGGGGCGGGAAACATCAAGCGACACAATATCAACTTGTCGAGCTTGGAATTGCACCAGTAATTGGTAACCCAAATACCCCAATTACTACCCCAATAGATGGTGCAATTACTACCCCAATAGATGGTGCAATTACTACCCCAATTACTGGACACTATATAAAACATAAACGTAAAACGGAAACTGAAACAAAAAAAGAAAAGCAAAAAGAAAAGGCTGGCACCTTTCCTTTAGAGGACTACACCGACAATGCGGAACTCCTCGAGGCTCTCCGAGGATTCGTGGAGATGCGCAAGAAGATCAAAGCACCGCTTACGGAGCATGCCTTTTCTCTGCTCTTCAAGAAGCTTGACGGGATGGGAAGCACGGACGAGGAGAAGGCTGCGATTGTCAATCAAAGCGTGATGAACAGCTGGAAAGGGCTGTTCCCACTGAAACAGGAGGTGAGACAGAGTGGAGCACATATCAGTCATAGCAAAGATGCTCTCGACGAGAGGTATCCAGATTTCGCGGCGGCAAACCGAAACTACGTCCCTCCGTGGGAAGTACGACCTGCCGGCGGAGGAGATCGAGCGGCATCGGGATGAGATTGCGCATATTGAGCGCCTGCAAGACCTCTGCCGCGGATGCACGGGGGAGAGCTGCAAGCAGACGTCACAGGGGATGATTCCGATGGTGGAGACATCTCACGGGCGGTTCTTCCACGTTCTTAGCCCCTGCAAGCACGAGCGCAACAGGAGGGAGCGTCTGCGGATTGCACGCCTCTTTGCCTCAGCGCACATTCCACGCGCCTATGAGACGGATACGTTCGCAGATTACGAGGTGACGGGCGGAAACAAAGGAGCGGTAGATGCGGCGCGCATGATGGTCGACGGTGAGATCGGTGGGCTGTTTGTCTACGGCGTGCGTGGTACGGGCAAGACAAAACTTGCGGCAATCATCGCCAATGAGCGAGCGAGAGCCGGAAAATCTGTGCTCTTTGCCTCCGTGCCTGATCTCATGGCAGACATCCGCGCATCGTTTGACGGCGGTAAGACAGTAGAGACGGTGCAGGCGGTCAAGGAGACGCCGTTTCTCGTGCTGGATGATCTCGGCGCGGAGAAGATGAGTGAGTGGGTGGGCGAGCAGCTCTTTTGCATCGTGAATCACAGGTACAACGAGCGATTGCAGACGGTCGTGACAAGCAATTACAGCCCGACGGAGATCATCGGGCATATGGCGACCGTAGACAAGCGTGGCAACGTGATTGACGATATGCAGGGGCAGCGGATCATGTCGCGCATCTACGGGATGTGCGAGCGTGTGGAGATTAAGGGCGCAGATTGGCGCATGAAAGGAGCGTGCTGAGATGGCACAGGAGATTGATATGACAAAGCCGCAGCCGTGCACGAAATTCGAGGATGCAGTAACAGTTAAGTGGGTCGCGAAGCTGTCGGAGGAGACGAACGAGGTCATTCAAGAGACGCCGGAGTATCGTACGTTATTTGAGAACGGATACAGCAGAGAATACCCTGATAGGGCAAAAGCGGCGAAAGATCGCATTGCGCTTGAACTCACGGACGTCATCCATGTGTGCGTCTCGTGGCTTAATGCGATGGGCTACGACGAGGATGAGCGCGGCGAACTGCATCGGCGCGTGAACGAGAAGAACAAGAAGCGCGGGTACTTCTGAGGAGGCGACGAGATGGAACAGCCGACAAAAGGGCAGCTTGAATACGCAAAAATACTCCTGCGTGAACTCGGGTACGACATTGACGATTATCCGCTCCTAGACATGGATAGGCAGGAACTCTCAGAGTTGATTGACGATCTGAGAGAAGAACTATACGGATGAGGTGATGGCATGGACGAATACACACCTTGCAGGAAATCCGACCCGACGGCACGGGAAGCAATCGGGAACGTGATGCGGGAGACAAGGCATAGAATCACAGGATCGCGCAGAAGGAAAGCCCTGTCGAAGGAGATGCGGGCGCAGGTCTACGCGATGTACGGCGGGCACTGCGCCTACTGCGGCAGGGAAATCGATATCAAGGAGATGCAGGTCGACCATGTACAGGCGGTCTATCTCAGCGGCAAGGATGAGCTGGAGAACTATCGACCCGCGTGTCGGCAGTGTAATTTCTACAAGTCGACCATGAGTGTTGAGGGCTTGCGTGAGCAGCTCAGTCTTATCCCCGGGCGACTGGAAAAGCTGTTGACGTTTCGCCTCGCGTTGGCATATGGATTGATTCAGATCACGGGCAGACCCGTCAAATTCTATTTCGAGGAGCATGAGAGATGATTCTGTATACACGCGGGAAACCGAACAAGTACAATGCACGCAAGACAATGGTCTGCGGACGCACCTTTGACAGCAAGCGTGAGTCGGAGTGGTACATGATGCTCCGCGAGAAAATGCGGCTCGGTGAGATTAAGCACCTTGAATGTCAGCCGACGTACACCTTGCTTGAGGGGTTCCGGGACAACCAGGGAAAGCCGCAGAGGCCAATCACCTATACACCGGATTTCCTCGTCGAGTATGACGATGGCCGGCGCGAGGTGATCGAGGTCAAGGGGGTGCGGACACTGGACTATGTGCTGAGAAAGAAGCTGTTCCTGCACATGATGCGGGAGACGGATATTGTATTTCGGGAGGTACGGTGATGGAGGCAGGAAACTATGACCATTGATTATATTGGATTTTTGAGATCAAAGATGGTGATTGCCAAAAAGAGCGGCATTGCCATTGATCTGGGGGAGATAAGTCCCGTACTTAAGCCGCACCAGCGCGACGCGGTCATGTGGGCAGTGCAAGGCGGGCGCAGGGCAATCTTCGCAGCATTCGGCCTTGGGAAAACCGTCATGCAGCTCGAATGGTGCCGCATCATCCACGCACATAAGGGCGGGAAGATGCTCATCGTGTGCCCTCTGGGCGTCAAACAGGAGTTTATGCGCGACGCGGAAAGGCTCCTCGGCATGGACGCACCTGTCTATGTTCGCAACATGGAGGAGGTGGAAGCCGCGCCGGGGTGGCTTGTTATCACCAACTATGAGCGCGTGCGAGACGGAGATATAAATCCCCGCGCTTTCGCGGGAACGAGTCTCGACGAGGCGGCTGTCCTGCGTTCCTTCGGGAGCAAGACATATCAGACGTTTCTTGATAAGTTTCGCGGCGTGCCGTACAAGCTCGTTTCGACGGCGACACCATCGCCGAACAAGTACAAAGAGCTCATTCACTACGCGGGATATCTTGAGATCATGGACACGGGGCAGGCGCTGACACGCTTTTTCAAGCGGGACAGCACAAAAGCAAACAATCTGACGCTCTACCCGCACAAGGAAAAAGAGTTCTGGTTGTGGCTATCGACATGGGCGCTCTTTATTCAAAAACCGTCGAACCTCGGCTATGAGGATACGGGCTATGACCTGCCCGAACTCGAGGTGCGCTATCACAAACTCGGACGGCCGGCAGAGCTCACAGAGGAGAAAGACGGCCAGATCAAGATGTTTCATGACGCCGCGCAGGGGCTAAAGGAAGCCGCACGCGAAAAGCGGGAGAGCATTGATGCGCGGATGGCGGAGGCAAAACGCATCATCGATGCTGCACCGGAAGATCATTTTATCATCTGGCACGACCTCGAGGCAGAACGTCACGCAATCAAAAAGGCGCTGCCGGAGGCGCGGGAAATATACGGCGCACAGGATATGGACGTGCGCGAGCGTAACACAATCGATTTCTCGGACGGGAAATTCCGACTGCTGGCCACGAAAAAGGAACTCTCTGGGAGCGGGTGCAACTTTCAGCGGCATTGTCACCGCATGATCTTCCTCGGCATTGACTATGAGTTCAACGATTTTATCCAGGCAATTCACCGCTGTCATCGCTTCCTGCAGCCGGAGAAGGTGATCGTAGACATCATCTACATGGACAGTGAGCAGGAAATACTCAAGGTACTGCAGCACAAATGGACGCAGTACAATCACCTGACGCAAAAGATGGCGGAGATCATCAAAGAGTATGGGCTTGGCGGTGCACAGGCGGCGGCTGAGATGGGACGAAGCATAGGAGTTGATCGCGTGGAGGTAAAGGGCGACGGATGGACGGCAATCCATAATGACTGCATCGAGGAGACAAAGCGGATGGCGGAGAACTCCGTCGATGAGATTGTGACGTCAATCCCGTTTTCGAATCATTATGAGTACACGGCGAGCTATAACGATTTCGGGCACAACGAGGATACGGAGCGTTTTTTTGAGCAGATGGACTATCTAAGCCCCGAACTGTTGCGCATACTCAAGCCCGGGCGCGTATTCGCTTGTCACGTCAAAGATCGCGTGCTATTTGGCAATGCAACGGGAACGGGCATGCCGACCATTGAGCCCTTTCACGCCCTCTGCATCGACCACTATATGCGGCACGGGTTTCAATATTTCGGCATGATCACGGTCGTGACCGACGTTGTGCGCGAGAATAACCAGACATACCGCCTCGGCTGGACGGAGCAGTGCAAGGACGGGAGCAAGATGGGCGTCGGGTGCCCGGAATACATCCTGCTGTTTCGCAAGCTGCCGACGGACACCTCCAAAGCATACGCGGATGATCCGGTCACAAAGAGCAAAGAGGAATACACGCGTGGACGGTGGCAGATCGATGCGCATGGATATTGGCGCAGCAGTGGCGATCGACCGCTCACAAAAGAGGAGGTTATGAGCTTCCCGGTGACTGACCTCCAGCGCGTCTATCGGAAGTACAGCCGTGAGAGCATCTATGACTATGAGGAGCACGTCGCGATGGCGGAAGAGCTCGACAAGGACAAGAAGCTGCCGTCCACGTTTATGGTTGTTGCGCCCGGCAGCTGGACGGATGAGGTCTGGGACGATATCAACCGCATGCGGACCATGAACACCCTGCAGGCGCAGAAGGGCAAGCAGCTCCATGTGTGTCCGCTGCAGTTTGACATTGTAGAACGTCTCGTTGATCGATACAGCAACGAGGGCGACCTTATCTTTGATCCGTTCGGTGGGCTTATGACCGTGCCGCTGTGCGCAATCAAGCATGGGCGCCGCGGGATGGCAACGGAGCTCAACGCAGATTATTTCCACGACGGCGTCGGGTACCTCAAAGCGGAGGAGATGAAGCAGACCGCGCCGACGCTGTTTGACTTTTTGGATGATGAACAAAGACAAGCGATTTGAGGAGGGAAGATCGAGATGAATCATTGGGTGGGAATCGGACGCCTGACACGCGATCCAGAGGTGCGGTACACGCAGAGCGGAAAGGCCTGTGCGTCGTTTACGCTGGCGATTGACCGTCGCAGGAGCGGGGATGGAAATCAACTAAATCTCATGTAGCGAGGAGGAATAGTTTTGCTTGAGAACAATACAGCTCTACAGATCGCGGATGAGATCAGACAAGACCGCAAGCGCGCGGAATCGATGCTGCTGAACTATGCGGAGGAGCTAAGAACCTATCGACTGCAACGCGAGGAGTATGTGCGGGGCACCGTACAGGGAGGAGGCGGGAATCTGCCGGGACATCCGACGGAGGCGGAGGCGTTGCGTGGCGTCAAGTTTGACGAGACCTATCCTGCCTATACGTGGCTGCGTGCGGTGGAGTTTGTAGAGCGTGGGCTCTCGGAGCGCAAGCAAATATTTCTGGATGCACGGCGTAAGGCATCACGCCAAAAGGCAGGGAGAGGGCGTAGAGCGTGGCTTGTGCTGACACAAAGACTGTACTGCGAGGCGATACGGGAGCGGTTTCTCAATACGGAGTTCTTTGTGTCGGAGAGGACATTAAGGGCTATGTGGGATTATATTGTTGCTCGAACTGTAGAGGCATATCTAAAACTCGAAAATAAATTAAATAGACATGTCTAATTAACACCTTTTTCCGTGGTAATATGATAGCGTGGATTATTTAGGGAGAACCCTAAACCACTGATCTCTCCTCCTATATCCCCTCACGGTTAGCCGTCTCGTATGAGGCGGCTTTTCTATTGGGCGAGGAGGGGGAGATATAAATTTTCGTGGTTTTTTATACTTCGTTTACGTGAAATGTAAAATATCCGGGTTTTTTATAAGTAAGGAGGTGACGATGTGAAACTTACACCGAAGCAGATACGATTCGTCGATGAGTGGTTGATTGATTTTAATGGCAAACAGGCAGCGATTCGCGCAGGATATAGTGCGAAAACGGCTGAAGCTGCGGCTGCGAGGCTGTTAAGGAATGTTAAGGTTCAAGCCGAAATTTCGCGTCGTCAAAGAGACCTCCAGAAGCGTACGGAAGTAACGCAAGATCGCGTTGTCAAGGAGCTGGCGCGTGTTGCCTTTGCGGATGCTTCGGATTATGTGTGCGTGGAAACGTTGACATACGAGAATGGGGACGGGACAGTATCTCCAATACAGGTGGTCTCCCCCAAAGACACGGACACGCTCTCCGATGATCAGCGTGCAGCGATTGCAAGTATCAAGCAAGGAGCGAATGGCATCGAAGTTAAACTCTGCGACAAGATCAAGGCGCTTGAGCTCCTAGGGAGGCACATTGGTATGTTCAACGACAAGATTTCGCTCAGTGGCGCAGACGGCGGCCCCTTGACGTTCCGATGGGAGGGCAAGGATGGCTGAGATTGTAATACCATATACGCCCCGACCGATATGGAAAGACACGATACATCCTGCGCTCACTGCCAATCGTTTTGCGGTGCTGGTATGTCACCGTCGTTTCGGAAAGACGGTCGGCACGGTCAATGAGATGATACGTAAGGCGATACTCAATGACAAAAAGGCACCTGTATATGCCTATGTTGCGCCATACCGCAATCAGGCGAAGCGCGTTGCGTGGGAATACCTGAAATACTATACCAATCCAATACCGGGGCGCGCAGTAAATGAATCGGAACTGTATATCGAACTGCCGACACGGCATGCAAGATCACCGGGCGCAAGGCTCTATATCATCGGCGCAGATCATCCCGATGCGCTCCGTGGTATCTATCTTGACGGGGTAATCCTTGACGAGTACGCGGATATCAAGCCGGAGCTCTGGGGCGGTGTTATTCGCCCTGCACTTGCAGACCGTCAGGGATGGGCGGTGTTTATCGGGACGCCAAAAGGACAAAACCAGTTTTACGAGATGTACCAGCACGCGGAGAAATCCGATGGCTGGTACTCTTGCATTTACAGGGCAGACGAAACGGGCGTGCTTCCCGCCGAAGAGCTGAGAGATATGCAGGCGCAGATGACGGAGATGGAGATTCGGCAAGAGCTCCTCTGTGACTTCACGGCGTCGGCGTCTGATGTGGTTATCCCAATTGATCTTGTCACGGCCGCCACAAACAGACTGCTCAAGGATGATGATGTGCTCGGTCAGCCTGTGATCCTCGGTGTCGATGTGGCACGATTCGGCGATGACAGGACGGTTCTTTGTGTACGGCAAGGCCTCTGGCTCAAGGAGATTCGCACGTTCCAGGGGCTCTCCACGATGGAGACTGCAAGCCGTGTGATCGATTGCATTAACCAGTATCATCCGCATGCGACGTTTGTGGATGCAGGAGCGATGGGGGCGGGCGTGATTGATCGTCTCCGGCAGCTGCGCTATCAGGTGTCTGAGGTCAACTTTGGTGAGATGGCGATTGATGCGCAGCGTTATGCCAATATCCGCGCGGAGATGTATTTTAAGTGCCGCGCATGGCTTGAGGCGGGCGGTGCAATTCCGCAGAATGCAGAGCTCAAGACAGAGTTATCCACGGTAGAGTATAAATTCAATCCGACGGGGCGGATCATCCTTGAGCCCAAAGAAAAGCTCAAGGAGCGTACAGGAAAGAGCCCTGACCTTGCAGATGGCTTTGTCTTGACGTTCGCCCGGCCGGTTTATATAAATCCGTCTGCTGGAGGAATCGGAGATGATGATTTCGAGGCAGAATATGATCCGTTCGCGGATATGTAATGTTCGAAAGGAGGAATGCATATGCAGTTTGATCTGCAGTTGTTTGGTGGCAGTGGTGGCGGAAGCTCGTCTCCGTCGGTTAAGACTAGTGCCCCGGGCTCTACCGCTGCGGCTACGATTGACAGCGCTACGGCGGGAGAACGTCAGTCCATCCATGACAAGCTTGCCAAGGCAAGGGGGCGCGCGTCGACGGATAAGACAGGTGGTATGTTTGGCGACATGATGGGGAGCATCAAAAAGGCTCTGTTGGGTGAGTGATCGCTATGGCACAAATGCCAAAAGCAATACAAGAGATACTGCGTGACAGTGACGCAATCCGCCGAAAGAAAAACATTGTCGCACAGATGATGACGGAGCGAACGCAGTTTGAATCCACGTGGAAACAGCTCAGCAAGTATATCAATCCGACACGCGGACGCTTCGACGATGAGGACAAGACGCAGGACGGCAAACGCCGTGATTACTGTTTGCTTGACCCATACCCGATGGAGGCAAGCGGGAAGTGTGCAGCAGGTCTGCATTCCGGGCTTACATCGCCGTCACGCCCGTGGTTTGCGCTCGGCCTGCAGGACAAGGAACTTGCGGAATATCACACAGTCAAGCTCTGGCTTGAGGAGTGTCAAGATGTCCTTATGGGGATCTATGCCAAGAGCAACATCTACAACATGCTGCTCAATATCGAGGCCGAACTTACGCAGTTTGGCACAGGCGCGGCACTCCTCCTTGAGGACTTCAACACAGGCGTTTGGGCTCGTCCCTACACTTGCGGCGAGTACGCGGGCAATGTGGATGCGCGTGGGCGTGTCGTACAGTTCGCGCGCAAGTTCAAACTCAATGCATGGCAGATGGTAGATGAGTTCGGCGAGGATGTTGTAAGTGACGCTGTGCGCAATGCTTACCGCGCGAAAAACCTCAAAGACTATTTCCCTGTAACCATGCTGATCGAGAAGAATGCGGACTATAAGCCGGATTCGAATGCGCTGCTGAATTTCAAATACAAGTCCTATTACTTCGAGGATTCGCAGACAGATGTGTTTCTGAAAGTCAGTGGCTATCACGAGATACCGTTTCTGATGCCGCGCTGGACGGTCGTCGCCAATGGTATTTATGGCGTCGGTCCTGGGCATAACGCACTCGGTAACTGTATGCAGCTACAGAAGATCGAGAAGATTAACTCGCGTCTTTTGGAGCATCGTTCTGATCCTGCATTGATTGTCCCATCCTCTGTGGGCAAGGTCAATCGGCTCCCGGGCAAACAAACCCTTGTGCCGGATAATCTCGTCAATGTGATTCGGCCGCTCTATGAGGCGACAGGTGAACGCGGCGAGGTTTTGCAGACAATCCAGTATAAGCAGCAACAAATTGGGGCTGCTTTTTTTAATGACCTTTTTGTGATGCTTGCACAGCAGGACAATCCACAGATGACTGCGCGAGAGGTCGCGGAGCGGCATGAAGAAAAGCTGTTGATGCTCTCTCCCGTATTGGAACAAATGCACAATGAGGTTCTTGCACCTCTCACGCGGAGAGCGTTTGAGATTTGCTATCGCAACGGTCTTTTGCCTCCCTTGCCGGAGGAGCTCCAAGGGCAAGAGGAGAGCATCAAGGCTGAGTTTATTTCGCTCCTTGCACAGGCGCAAAAGGCTGTTGGGACAAACGCGATGGAGAAAACCCTTGCGATTGCAGGAAACCTTATGGGTGCGTCGCCTGAGATCATGGACAACCTTGATCTTGATGCGGCGATTCGCGAGCATGCACAGATGTCCGGCACGCCTGAGACAATTATGCGGGACGAGCAGGATGTGCAAAAGATACGTCAGCAACGCGCACAGCAGATGCAGCAGGAACAGCAGATGCAGCAGGCGGCCGCAATGGCAAAGCCACTGAGAGACAGCGTAGAAGCGGCAAGGCTTCTCTCCGAAACGCCAGTCAATGAAAACACGATTGGCAGCATTCTGGGGGGAGGTTGATGTATGGATTTAGATACACTCGAAAACATTATGCGACGTCCGGAAGGGCGTCGTTTTGTTTTGGAAGTGCTTGACCTCTGCGGAACAGGGCAGCACTACACGACCGGGAACGGCCGCGAGGATGCCTTTGTAAGCGGGCGGCTCTCTGTTGGTGATGAGATTCTACGCCATATCCGCCTCATCAAATCTACCAACGAATCAGAGGATGGACTTGCGCTCGAGTATCTGATGATGCGCGAGCAAAAGAGAAGATTGGAGGAATTAGAAGATGGACGAAATGACGACGATTACTGAGCCGGCAGGGGCGGATACAC